AGACAGACCCTCTACCTCCAGTGCGTCCAGTAACCTTTGAAGACTCTGCTGAAGAAGCAGGCGGTGGTGGTGCTACTGACGCTACTGAAGCAGCAGACACTGGTGAAGCTGTTGAGGCTACAGATGAAGCTGTTGAGGCTATAGATGAAGCTGTTGAGGCTACAGACGAAGCTGCGGAGGCTACAGATGAAGCTGCTGAGGCTACAGATGCTACACAAACTGATGTTACTTCCACTACGGACGATAGTGGTGAAGGAGGTATGCTTACTGGGGGTGAAGACGTACAGGATCGTCCTTTTGCTGTTCCTAACGGACCATGGGTTTACATTGGCAACGGACGTTGGGTACAAATAGACCCTGATGTTTTAGCACAAGAAGGTGTTGTTACCGACGTTGGAGACGGAACGTATACAGTATCTTCTGAAGTTTACGAAAACGATGCTAATTGGGTTAGAGTTGCTAGTGACCCTACGTATGACCCTAAAACAGAAGTTTATGAAGTAGGACAAACAGGGGATATTACTGGCGAAGTAGAGCCAGGCTACAACGTAGAATATGAGTCAGAAAATGCTCAAAACTGGCTAGGAAATATTTTAGACGCTGCTGGTATAGACCCTACTAATCCTAATTATCAAAACATTGCTGATGAGCTTTTTGATATTGTGTTTGGTCAAGGCGGCAATCTGCTTGAAGTTACTACTGGAACAGAATTTAATGACATTTTCAGACAATTAGTAAGCAATCAGTATGACGTAGACACGGTGTACGAAGCTGTAGAGTTTCCAACAGATGTTGTAGATGAAACTACTGTAGATGCTGTAGATGCTGTAGATGCTGTAGATACTGTAGATACTGTAGATACAACTACTGTAGGCACTGGAGAAGGCACAGGTGTTTCCGACATAGGCACTGGCGAAGGAGGAGACGCAGGTGCTGGCGCTGGTGACGCAGGAGACACAACAACTGTAGGAACTGGTGCAGGAACTGAAGGCACTGGAGATGAAGGTGATGGTGTCGAAGGTATCGGCACAGACGGAACTGGCGAAGGCGCAGGTGGCGACGGAACTGGTGACGGAACAGGCGGTGCAGCACCAATCAGCACTGGTGGCATGTTTTCACCTAAGCCATTCCAAGGCTACATGGGCGGCCTAAGTTACCAAATACCGGAGTTCAGGGGCGTCTATTATCAGCCCAGAGATTATGATGTTGAACTTAATCGCATTATTCAACAAAGCTTGTTTCAAGGAATGTACTAATGACTTATCTAGAATTGGTCAATAATGTCTTAAGAAGACTTCGTGAAACTGAAGTAACTACTGTACAGTCTACTTCTTACAGTAAGCTCATTGGGGACATTGTTAATGACGCTAAGAAACTTGTAGAAGATTCTTGGGACTGGTCAATGGAACGAATAACAATCAGTAATACTTTAACTTCATCTAACCCTAATGAAAACAACGACGTTATATTAGTAGGTTCAGGAGAATCTCCTAGAATAGAAAGTATAATTGTAGGTTGGGACGGTGCAGACGTTGGTGGAACTGGAAAACAGTTTTTAACTTACATAGACCAGAATACCATGGAAGAAAAAATACGCATGGAGCAGCCTTTGGTAGGAACAGCTGTTCCTAATGGAAGACCTGTGTACTACAGTTTTTATGGGATTGACTCTAATAGGGACTCTATAATTCGTATATACCCTAGTCCAGACCAAAGTTATATTCTTGTAACAAACTTGTTCAAGGGACAGACAAATTTAGCTGCAGACGACGACACTCTAAACGTCCCTTCGATGCCCGTGATTCACTTGGCGGTAGCATTAGCTGCACGAGAACGTGGTGAGACTGGTGGTACTTCGACACAAGAATACTTCCAAATTGCTAACAAGTACTTGTCTGATGCTATTGCAATGGACGCTGGTAAACACCCAGAGCAAACTATCTTCTATACACCTTAAGGCATCTACATGGCTCAAGAACTGAAAAGTATTAATCTTGTAGCTCCGGCGTTCAAAGGTATTAATACTGAAGACTCGCCTTTAGCTCAGGATCCGTCTTTTGCTGAAACAGCTGACAATGCTGTAATTGACAAGCGTGGTCGTATTGCTGCACGTAAAGGCATCACTGTCCTAACTACGGACAAAACTGAGTTAGGTACGGCAACTATTGTTGCAATGAAAGAGTTCAGAGACGACTTAGGCAACACTAAAGTCTTCTCAGTAGGCAACAATAAGATACTCAGCGGTACTACTACTCTTGTTGACGAAACTCCGGGTAGCTACACGATTACTGCTGACCAGTGGAAGATGGTCAACTTTAATGACAAAGTGTACTTTTTTCAGCGTGGGTACGAACCTTTGGTTTATGACAACGCTGGTGGCGCAGTAATCAAACTCAGTACTGTCGCTGGTGCAGCTGGTGTTACTTCTGCTATGTACGGCAACGAAGTGTTAGCTGCTTATGGGCGTCTGTGGACTGCTGATTTTTCTACTGACAAGTCCAAAGTCTACTGGTCTGATCTTCTGATAGGCCATGACTGGACAGGCGGCACTTCTGGTGCTATTGACATTTCTAAAGTTTGGCCTGATGGACATGACGAGATTGTAGCACTGGCTGCTCATAATAATCTTTTGATTATCTTTGGCAAGCACAGTATCGTTGTGTATTCCGGTGCTGACGCTCCGGCTACTATGGCGTTGTCTGACACTGTGTCCGGTGTAGGTTGCGTCGGTAGGGACACTGTGCAGTACACAGGTACGGACGTTTTGTTTTTGTCCCAGACTGGTTTGAGAAGCTTTGGTAGAACACTACAAGAAAAAACAATGCCAATCACGAGCTTGTCAGGGACAATAACAAAAGACATTATCAGGCTGATTAGTGAGTTTGGAGAAACCTTTTCTTCCGTATATCATCCTGAAGAAAACTTCTACCTACTTACTTTTGTTAGTCAAGACATTACTTTTTGTTTTGACGTTAGGGGGACTTTGGAAAACGGGTCCTACAGAGCAACACGTTGGCCTGGTACTGATTTTACTTGTTTTGTGCGAAAAGACAACGGAGACCTGCTTGTAGGAAGCAAATGGGGTGTTGCACAGTACTCAGGTTATTATGACTATGGTTATAATAAAGACGGAGAATTAGGAAACATCTCATATCGTTTCAAGTATTTAAGCCCTGAGTTAACTTTTGGAGAAACGGCAAAACTTAAGTTCATACGGAAAATAAGACCTACCATTGTAGGCGGTAGTGAAACAACAGTTTACTTAACTTGGGCCTATGATTTTGGTACTGTACTGACTGCAGTTCCTTTGCTCTTGTCTAGCCAAACAACAGCAGAGTTTAACGTAGCAGAGTACCCTGTATTTTCAGAACTATCTTCTTACGGTATTTCGTCTACAGGGGACGTTGACGAAGGCGAGACAGTTGTTGTTAATAAATTTTTAGGTGACTTTACTGAAGCACCTACTGTTGGTTCTGGTGGCGGCGTACTGCTTAATGGTGACAGCTACTTTGACACAAACAATGATCTTTTTTATGTTTATATAGATGGATCTTTTGTTGACTTGTATTCTTTAATACCGTCAACTTTTGACCAATTTTCTTCTGGGCAACTAACTTCCAGGACTGGTATTAACGCTAATGGCAGTGGATCAACTTTGGTTATTGGCATGGAAGCTGACATTAGCGGACGAGAATTGTCTATACAAGAAATCAATGTACTTGCACTTTTAGGTAGAACGTTATGATTAATTATGTTATGTGTTTATTGTTAGTTAGTGGAGGAACTTACTAATGGCTATAGATTGGTCACAGATTTTAAAAGACGCTGCAGGCTACTTTTCTGATAATGCGTCTACTATTGCTGCAGGCGGTCTTGGTGCTGGTGGTTTAGCTCTTGCGCTAAAAGGCTACGAAGACATAGGTGACATAGGCCAACAAGCCTATGAAGCTATGTCTGGTGTGCGTGACGAAGCAGGCAACTTAATCAGGTCTGGACTTGCACAAGAACTGTCAGGAATGCTTGAGTTTCAGCCGTACACCGTAACTTCAGCTACTGGCGGTCAGTTCGGCATGACGCGAGACCCAAATACAGGTGAGATGCGGTATCAACTGCAGTTGTCTCCTGAAGAACAGGCGTTGTATGAGCAGCAGCTAGGCAGAGCTGGAATGTTCTTTGAACAAGCGGCAATGCCTGTAGCTGATCGTGAACAAGAAGTCTATAGGCGTATGCGTGCTGCAATGTCTCCTGAAGAAGAGCGTCAGAGGCTTGCTATGGAGCAGCGTTTGGCTGCAC